TTCAAATGTTTATCTTGTTCTTCAATTTCTTTTAATTGGTTATTAATTATTTGCAAATTAACATTTTTTTTAAAATTTTGATTATTTGTTTTGCTCATATATTTAATAATTTTATTAATCTTTGCTTCATCTATAACGTCTTCAAATTTAAATATTATACTATTATTTCTTATCATAGCCAAATAGGCTTCTTTATAAGTATCTATAAAATAATATTTTTCATCTAAATTATTTGTCCATATGTTTTGTTTTTTTGAAATAGTTGCGTATGAAGATATACTTAAGATTGGATCTCTTGCTATTGAGAATATATTTTTATATTGACCTTCTTCTAAAAAAATATATCCATGAACATTGTCTATTTCTTGTTCAGTACAAAATTTGTAGGCAACTGTCAAAAAATTACTACCACTTCGAGGATAAGTAAAAACACAATTCATAAATTATCCCATAAACATGAATGTGAAATGCTTTTTGCACACATCAATAACCACGCCCGTACCCTTTTCTGGCTGGGTAAACTCTGCTTCATTTTCGCAGTAATGGCATTTCGATTTTTCTTTGGGCATATTTTTCATTCTATCACCTTGGTTTAAAGTTCGGCGGTAAATAGAAATATCAAACCCCCTCTGACCTATACGGTCAATATGGTTTAGTATTCTAAATACTGCCTATTTATTATAGCACCTTGGACATTGTTCTAGTAGGTTTGGTGTATTTGTAGAGACATAAAACATTACCCCACATTTATGACACAATATACTTAACTCTATCTTTTTAATCTGCATATTCGGAAAGTTCCTCTACGATCTGTGTGGCAAGATCTATGGACAACTTGTCCTTATGCTTGCCTTTTAAATGATCGTGTATTATTTCTGCAATAATATCAATCTGGCTTTGTTTAGATAACATTATTCCTCATTATAGGGGGTCTTTTGAAAAAGCCTCTGAGATTATTCGTAATCTTTCTCGTAACTCCCATTTTTCCTGTTTAGAAAGATGTGGCTTATCCAGAATTCGATCCTTATTTTTCTGGTATCTCTTCTGTTTATACTGAGAAATATCATCATTGGCTTTTTTCATACTACCAGTATAGCAGGGGTATAATTGTGACGTGGACCACACTATTTTATATATTCTTTATCACCCAGAATACGATGCTATAAAGGTAGGGATAGGGGATATAACTGGAAGAAGGTTTAAAGCCCATAGGACCAAGGGGTGGGGCTTGGTTTGTTATTGGTATTTCCAAAATCGGGCGGGAGCCAGAAGAGTAGAATCTATAGTACTACAAACCCTAAGAGAGAGATATGGACATTATCTGGATAAGGGTGATATGCCATATGGGGGATATACGGAGACATTTAATGCCAAGAAGATAACCAAGAGAAGGTTGATTGGTTTGGTCAATAGGGCTATAAAGGGTTGACTTCTTTATACCGTCGCTCTACAGGAAAATCATATTTGGTTTGGTTTGTAGGTGCTGCAGAAACTCTTCTACCGCCTACCCTCATAACAGGTTTGGACTTACGAGGTTTTCTATAACCCTTAATCTTACCTTTAGTCTCTCGTCTTGGTTTAAAGTCATGTACGAAAATGTTGATCATGCTACTCCCCAAAAGATACCTGAGAAGACCATAAAATATCATTGGTCAAATCTACTGGATCGATAGATTTAATACCATATGATTCATAGATAGCCCTTACATCTGGGTTGTCGTCTATGGCAAGATCTATTTTGCCTTGGAGATTGTTGGCAATACCGTCCTTGAAATCGTTAGCCTTTTCGTAATGTTCTGGATTCATCAATAGGGCATCGTATTTAATGCCAAGAGACTCCAGAAGAGTTACTGTGACATCTCTCATAGTATCTTGTCTACCCGTTACAATGATGACATTTTCAATGTTATTTTTTACAAAATCTACTACCGCCAGGTTAGGGGTCATAGCCTCATCATGCCAAAAACCAGATACAAGGGTGTCGTCGATATCTACAATTGCTGTGTTATATTTTTTCATATAATCTATTGTACAGTATAGTGGTTTGATATGCAAGTTATCCACAGACTTGTGTGTAAAAGTATACATGTGATGGATGGTTTTGGCATAGTTATCCACAAGGTTATCCACAGATAAATCTTACTGATATTTTCATGTATAGGGTTAAAGTGGAGTGAAGTGGAGGATAGTGGGGATTGGAACGTTTTTAACGATGGCGCCGTAATCTTTGGCGGGAAAAAGAGATCCCTATCAAACCCTATATCCCAAACCATCATATCTAACAAACCATCATATCCGCTTATACCATATATCCGCATATCTGTCAAACCATCATATCAAGGTTTGGGCATTATACATCCAAAACCATGGTTTGTCAATAGGGTTCGTAATCTATTTTGGATGAAAATTGCCAAATATTCTGGGATATTTGAGATTATTTCGTAATATGTTTTAAAACCAGGAAATATGGTTTGATATGCTTTAAAAACCAGAAAACAATGGTTTGTTATTGATTATAGGGGGGGGATATGGTGTATGATCGTAATCTTTTTTAAATTCCCCGCCTTCGGCGGCGCCCTAGGATCGGGCGGTATTACATAAGGGGTTCGTAATACTCTTTCTCTACATTGCTGAAGTTAAGGGTGATGTCCTTGATGCCACGTTTAAAAAAGCGGCGGGTATAAAAGAGTTTCAAACCACTATAGGTATATACAAACCTACCTATATAAGATACTCCATTACCAAATGCAATGGCTAATTGGTTTTGACCAGTATGATATGAACTTGGTGAATGTATATTCGATCCATTAAATCTAGCATGGTTATGTGGAGACATCATTACTATTATAACATGGTTTGATGGTTTGGGAAAAATATGGTTTGGATCGTAATAACTTTCTGGGAATTTTTTGATATCGTTCGTAATACCGTAAAATTATGGTTTTGTGGTTTGTCTATATACAGTGCCTAGGCGCCCCAGTAGGGGGTTATGAGATTTTTAGTCTTCCTTAGCGATTTTCATTTCTACATAGGCGAGGAGAGTTTCTAAACTATCAAACTCCTCAACCTCTTCTTCGGTTACTTCAAGAGCAGCGAGAAATAGATTAAATGTTTCGTTAATGTAGTCTTCTGCCATTGGTAGGGGCTGAACCACACCTGTAGCAATAAACCATGCCAAAGGTAAGCCTACATCATTGTACTCAATAAAATCTTCGAGTTTTTCGTCTTGTCTGAATTCAAACCAGAACTGACCTAAAATACCACACTTATCCGAAAAGGCTACTGACATGTTGTTCTCCTAAATAGTCTACCATAAGTTTATCATACTCTTCCCCTGCTGTCAAGGCAAGAACCTCAAGGCGGTGCCACACAATAGGTGGGTGATTACGAACAAGGTGATATCCTACTGCCTCCAGATTTATGCCCATATCCTCATTGATAATCTTAGCAATCCGTGCAGCAGCCTGTATCTCCTTGGTGTTTTGCGGTTGTCGTCGTACGCTGTAAGCCATAGTTCTCCTTATATCGATTGTACCAAAAAAGTAGAGGGGGTGCAAGAGGCAAGAAAGGGGACCTCTCACACCCCATGAAGGGGGGACCCAACCCCCTTTTAGGAAGTGGCAGACGCCACAAGACCGTGATATCTAATAAAATCTACAATTGAGTGCCAGTTCTCTCCATTGCCAACCATACCGTCTGTAAAGTCGATTGTAATAGGATTATCCATAAATGCTTGGTCCGACGGGTCGCAGGCATAGATACCAAAGCCAGTCTCTGACAGGGCCTCATCCTGAATTAAATAACTGATAGCCATACGAGTCGCATATGGAGCGTCATTCATCTGGATACGTGGCAGCGCATGCTGCAGGGCAGCAGCAAGGTCTTCATGCATTGTATACTCACCGAAGTGGCTGTACAAGGCCACAGCGTGGTCCTCTGATTGTTTAAATACGAATGTGCAACGTGCTCCCATGTTAGGGCCTTTCTGTAGTAGGGTTTTTATTAATTGTATCAAATTCCAA